ATGTATAAAAGAACAGAGGCGAATGAAAGTGTACAACCTAGATTTCTCGGCATTGAGGAATTTATGACATACACAAGTCTTGGGCGCACTAGTGCAATGAGATTGGGAAAGGAAATTGGTTGTACTATGAGAGTTGGAAGACGTATATTATATGATACTCGAAAAGCAGATCAATATTTTAATTCATTAACAGGAGTAAAATAATGCAGAAAGAAAACAGAAATAACCAAGTACATACAAAGGAACAGTCCGGCAAGACTGATTTCTTAATTGAGGGACTGCTGCCAGTTGGCAAAGAAAATGCAGTCACTACACAGGAGCTCTTAAAAATAACTGGGTGTGGATCAGCACGAGAACTTCAACAACATATAGCTTACGAACGTGAACACGGAGCAATAATTTGTTCCGGTTCTGGTCGTGGTTATTGGAAACCGAAGAACAGGCAGGAGATACAGCAATTTGTGAAAACAATGAACGCGAGGGCGTTGAATACGTTAAAGGCTGTTAAGAGTGCAAAGAGAGCTTTAAAAGTACCAGAAGGGCAGCAGTCAATGAACGGAGGAAATGAAGATGGCAAATAGAAGAATGTTCAGTTTGGATGTAGTGGACACAGATAGATTCCTTGATATGTCAGCCAGTGCACAAGCATTATATTTCCATTTGGGTATGAGAGCGGATGATGATGGATTTGTTTCATCACCGAGGAAAATTGCAAAGGCTTCAAATTGTGGACTTGATGATTTGACATTGCTTGCAGCGAAAGGATTTATTATACCGTTTGAAAGCGGTGTTGTAGTTGTGACGCATTGGAGGGAAAACAACTATATCAGGGCGGATAGATATAAGCCCACAAGATACACAAAAGAAGCGGAAATGCTGGAGAAAATAGGGGATGCATACCAATTGTCAACCACTGGTATACCAACTGACAACCAAATGGGTGACACATGGGATACACAGGATAGGTTAGGTAAGGATATATATAATACTTGTGCACCGCAAGACGGTGAACGTGTGCAATTTGATCAAAATGATGATGCACAAGATGCAAATCTTGAAAAGAAACAGAGTCAAATAGATGAACGTAAAGAGAACTTTGAAAAGATATATGCAATCTATCCGAAGAAGAGAGGGAAACAAAGAGCATTTGTGCTTTATTGTCAATGGTTAAAGGGTAGAGTGATTCAAGGTGAAAGAATTAAACTCACGAATAGGGAAATGTATATTGCTGTAAGAAATTATGTCCGGCAGCAGGAACAGGAACAGCCAGATCAGAAATACTGGAAGAACTTTGATACGTTGATGGGTTCGACATTGCTTGATTACGTAGAAAGGGAAAGCCAAAATGAGTGATGCAGTTGAAAAGTCAGTTGTTGGAGCTATTCTTATTGATCCGGAAACATTGGGAGAGGTTTATGAAATGATAAGATCGGAGATGTTCAGCAATTTGTTTTATAGGTCTATATTTACTGAACTTGTACAAGCCTATGACATGGGGAAAAGACTATCGTTGTTGGAATTGTCTCAAAAAATCCAAAGTGAGAGCTTCACACAAGAGTTTATTGCTGGAAAGTTAAAAGAAATCATTTTAGATGTAAACGCTTATGAAATAAAGAGTTACGCAAATGCGCTTGTAGCAGAATACAAGGAAAGACGTGTAAATGAAATCCTATCAAGAGTAAAGCCTGCTGCCGGTTACATAGACAGTCAAATAAATACCTTACTGCAAGAGCTTGAAGCATTAAAGATTAATGACACAGTGAAAATACATACATTGGGAGATGTTGTTGATAGTGTACAAGGTAACTATTTTACAGAGCCGGAAACAGCACCTTTATATACAGGCTTCTCAAGGTTAGATGATACTCTCGGGGGACTGGAAAAGGGAGATGTCATTGTTGTGGGAGCGAGACCTGCAGTAGGAAAATCGGCATTGGTTACACAAATTGCTTTGAATCTATCACAGGAAGGAAAAAGAGTAGCAATTTATAATTTAGAAATGTCAGACAAGCAGGTGTATGAAAGAATGTTATCGAGCATAAGTGGTATTGGATTGACGAGAATACGAAGAGCAAGGAATTTTCTTGGAGACGAAAGAGAGAAGTTTGATTCTGCAAATGAAAAATTAAAAAAAACATCGGTATTTATCCGAAGTGGCTCGGTATCAGTATCACAAATTAGGAACGAATGTAGACATTTGGAACTTGATTGTATTGTGATCGATTACATACAGCTGGTACGGTCCGATATTAGATATAATAACCGGGCAAGTGAAGTTGGAGCTGTATCAAAAGCTATTAAAGCTCTTGCAATGGAATTGAAGATACCAATCATTGCTTTGTCCCAGCTTAATAGAACCAGTGAAGCAAGGGAAAACAAAGAGCCCACAATGGGAGAATTAAGAGAGGCCGGAGATATCGAGCAGGATGCAAGTGTGATTCTGCTTATGTGGAATATCGTGGACAACAAAAAGGGATTGAAGGTTGAGAAGAATAGACAAGGCGTTTTGTTTTCGGAAGTTCTTCAATTCAAGGGCGATAATATGCAATTCGTTGAGACAAGTGAAACAGTGAAAGAAGCGGCGGCAGGGTTTCACAAGGTGAAAGAAACTACGCCGTTTGATTAGGTGGTAAAGATGGCGAGAAAGAATATTCAGAGCGGTACAGAAGAGTTTGAGCTGTTCCGTGATTTTTGGGAGATATACAAAGATAATGCAATAGCTGAAAATAATCGTGCATATATGGAGAAAGTCGTTGAAGATGCAGATAAGTTTTATGCGAAGTACAAAACCCCATTCGCAAAGGAGTTGGCTGTAGCAATTGTAAATGAGATGGAAAGGAAATATAAGCATGCAGATGAGATGTGAGGTAAAAATACCAAAAGAAAATGAGAGCTATAAAAAATCTATGAGCAATTTCAAAAAAGAATGGGCAGCAGTGATGATGCAAGAACATGAGGATGGCTGTATTCCAGGGGAACTAATTAAAGTATCCGGCAAAGAAGGAATTGTAAAATTCTATAATGGTGTTTTATTATGCTTGCCCGTGGAGTATATCAGAGTACTGGAATAAGATATTGAAAAGAGGTTAGCTGAATGACGAATGAAGAGATCGTGTCTCTGATCAGAGCTAATAAGAACGTGCAGGAGAACATGAGGCGGCTTTGGCAGCAGAATAAAGGATTTGTTGCAAGCATTGCGAAAAAGTATCGCGGTTATGCAGAGATGGAAGATTTAATGCAAGAGGGATATATTGGCTTAAATGATGCTGTAGCGCATTATAAAGAGGGAAAAGGAGCTTTGTTTACCAGCTATGCTGCGTTCTGGATCAGGAGCAGAATCAGAAGATATGTTGAACAGTCCGGAACGATAAGACTTCCCTCACATGAGTATACAGCTGTTTTACAATATAAAAGATTTGTGCGTGAATACACGCAAGAGTATGGTTGCAAGCCTTCTTATTCGCTTTGTAGAGCTTATTTAGGGATAGATGCAGAAAAGCTTGAACAATTGCGAAAAGCGGAAAGCACAGGAGAAATAAAAAGTTTAGATGCTGCTATTGGTGAAGAGGATGATAGCTTGACGTTGGGTGATACCGTTGCATCTGATCAGAACTTGGAAGGGGATGTAATCAGAAAGCGAGATCATGAATTAATGAGCGAAGAACTATGGAAAATGATTGATGATCTACCAGAAAAGCAAGCAATTGTTATAACCAGAAGATACAAGAATAAAGATACTTACGAGGTGTTAGGGCGAGAATTGGGGTGCTCGTTCCAATATGCAAGGGATTTAGAAAGAACCGCTTTAAGGAAACTTAGAGGACCGGCAAGAAAGATTAAATGTCGTTTGTACTTTGAGCAGTATATAGCACCTGCAGAGATTCATCATGTGGGCGTTGAGTCATTCCAGAGGAACTGGATGAGCTCCGTTGATCGTGATGCACTTAGAGATATTGAAGCGTGGGAACACGAAAAGGAATTACGAGAAGCACAAGAAATTCGTAACTTGCTTGAGGAATGGGCTGGAAAGACAAACCGGACAGAAGATAAAGAAGCTAGTGAGAGGTTTAAAGAACAGAGGTATGTTGATTATTAGTGATGCTAAAACAATGTAACTTGCTTCGAACTCCGGAGGAACGCCGAGAAATCCACGGCGGGATCACGGAAAACTTGATGAAATTTAATATCTGAATGAGCATCGTGTGTTTTTCTTCACAGTGACAGTGTGAAGGTCATTCTTGTATGCACCGGGGAGGAGATGCCCGTGAAGTGAGAGGAAAGTGAGAAGAACGAACGCAAAATTGAGTTCGCCGAGTGTGGTGAAGCAAGAGCGAACCACGGGGGAACTACGGGGGAACTACGAGAAAAACATTGTTAGCATTTGTTGACTTTAAAACTTAACAAAACTTAACTTTTTTGGTAATGTTTGAGAAAATTGAGACGAGATGGAGCTGAAAACTCGCATGAGAACGATTTAAGCCTTTTGAAATGATTAGACGGTAAAACATACAAGAACATCATTGAAATGGCTAGAAAACGGCAAATAGAAGCTCACAGACCTATCACAATAGAAAGAACCGTCAACTACTGCGGAGAGTGGCTGACGGTAGAATAATGACTGCTGCCAAGGTGCCAATATCATGACACCATATAAAGCACTGCTGAAAAGTCAGCAATGAAAGGCGGTCGATATTTTCGACGTACACGTTCCAAAAATTTGAGTGGCGAGAAGGTCTGTTGACTTTTGTTAACGTTTTTCCCATATTTGGAAGAAACTGTGGTTTTGCTCATTTTTGAGCAATTAGATTTAATCTAGGTGCAGGGAAGAGAATTGCTGACTTTTGCTAACGTACAGACAAAAATGTTCAATAGTCGGATTTGTAAGTGTACTTTCGGGTACGGTTGTAAATTACTAATTTTTAAACAAGATAAACCACAACCGTAGGTATACCTACATACTTCTTTAGGCCTCATTTGTAATGAGGGCATTTACATAGTTGGGAAAATGAATGTTAAGTTTTGTTAAGGTTTTGGAAAAATTGGAGATATTTCGGGATAAAATGAGGTTCTTCCAGGAATAAAAGAGGCAGTTTCCTGACTGCTGCCACTGTGAAAATCTGATTGCTTAGAGAATGGCATTATGTTATATTGTGAGTAGAGCAATCGTGTTACAGGGTGGCTGACCTCTATTCTACATAGAATGGGGGTGGTGCTGATGAACAATAATCATTTTGATTTTAAAGACCTTATGGCTTTTGGCATGTTCATTCTTGCATTGCTGACATTCGTTTTTACGTTTATCAGATAATGTTTTAAGGCATAGAAAAACCACCCCGGAACTTTGGCGAGCGAAGGAGTGGTGATTCTATGAATTCCCAATTTACTTTGAGGTCAACCCACCTTGTGGGCGGTTGTTCTCTTTTTGTGTCTTAAATATAGCATATCTGGCAGCAGGATTCAAGACGATTCGTGAAATTCACGATTTGCCGTGAGGTGCAGCATCTGATCTGGGTCGGTGAAATGCCCTATTAGTCCCAAATGACTGACAGCTCATAGTTACTCATTTTTGAGCAGGTTCCCAAAACGTGACTGCGTGGCTATTCTTCAGAGTTGCATGCATTGTCTTTTGGACTAAAATCTAATATAAGTTTATACCCCATAGCCGATAGAACTTTTTCAGCATCTTCAAAACCGAAATTTTTCTTTGCAAGTAATTTTGTTAATCCATGGGGTTTGATATTAAGTTTCTCGGCAATTTCTCGTTGGGAAATTTGATTTTCCAGCATAAGTTTTTTTATTTCAATAACGATCTGCTCGTTGCTTTTGAATCTAAATCCTTCCGTTGCTGGAGCAATAGAGGGAATGTCAAAGCATGAGGAGTGAACCCTTGCACTATTTAAAGAGCTTGTTATCCAGCGACAATTTTGGGGTGAATAATCTGCAGAACTATTTATTCGGTCAATGGTCAAGTGTTCTTCATAACCATTATTTAAAGACCACTCTATAAAGTTTTGCAAGCCGTTTTTATTTAACCATTCATCACAGATTTTTATACCTTTGCCGCCGTAGATGGAATAGTGCTGATTATTGGGATTATAGCAACGCTGCTTCATTCCCGAGTAAATAGAATACAATCGTGTTTTGCTTAAAGAATGTTTCATTGATGTTCCTTTCTAATGCTATTCCCTTATGTCTGATCTGTCTAAGATGATTTTCTGCGTGTCGTTGATTTCAAAGGCAAGGGTACACTCCAGAAAGTCAGATACCTTTATAAGATCTTCTGCAGAAAAGCTACCCCTATTAAATTTGTTTTGCAGGGATTGTGGGGAAATTCCAAGATAAGCGGCAAGTTCAACGTTCTTTTTCCCTTTGATGGAAAGCAACGCTTTGATCTTTTCAGTAACTGCCATGTTGTCACCTTCTTTCATTTATTCTTTGATTATATAATATCATGGAAAAAGACACTGGTCAAGGAAACATAATCAAAAACATTTAAAAAGTACTCTGAAAAGTGTTGACAACATACTCAAAAACGTTTATAATATAGTTACAAGTTAAGGAAAGACACAACAGCGAAGGGTGAAAACGAAGTGGCGAAAGCGTACCGGAGACACCAACATAATATCGGGTAAGGATAAGGGGATAATGAGATGGTCGAGAAACCTTAGATACTTTAAAGCCTGCCGGAGCTGTTGAGATACCTTACAAGGAAGGAGCACATAGGTTATGAAATACGATTTAAAGAACATCATGTTGAATGCATGGAAGAATTACAGAAAATATGATATCAGCTTTGCAGAAGCACTTCACAGAGCTTGGATATCAGCTAAAGCCGAGGAAATCAATTCTGAACGCATTGAGAGGAGCAAAGCGGCAGCAGGAGTAGCAGAGGAGACAAATACATGGTTTGGTTGGAAAAAGCTTGGATATGAGGTAATACACGGCTCTAAAGCATTATTTGGTTGCTCATTGATTTGGGGTTCCAAGGGTGACGGAGCAATTTACAAAGCGAGTTTCTTTGGTAGATCACAGGTACAAGAAATAACAGCATAAAAATAGCCCCTTATCAGTGCTACCAACGCTGATAGGGGCAGTAGATGACTGGACTCCAGCCAACAAACATATTAATCATAACATGGAGTCCAGGGAAAGGACAAGAGAAAAATGGCTTACGAGGTAATTGACGAAGATTTAAAGGTAGAAGCATGTGAGATCGGGGATCTGACCCTGTCCCAGATCGAGAGCTTCTTGAGATTGTGGGGTGACGGGGAAAAGATTGAAACATTGACAGTATTTTTAAGACAGGACGGGACGATTGTACTGAACAAGAATCACCCAGGGTACAAAGCTTTTAAGGATTTCACGCTTTCATATCTGCAGTTAGAGGATAGCGAAAGAGAAAAACTGGACTCGCCGGAAGGAATAAAAGAAGCTGCGGCCGTGATCAATAGAGCAATTGAGCAAAGGAGAGACATAGCGGTTCTTGATATTTTACAACACAGTCGGATTGGCGGAGTACCCTACAATACTGTACAGAAGATATTTAAGGAGTATGATTGTGGTTCGATTGGTTTGTGTCAGATTTTCGTTTATGGTGTGATTGAGGGGAAGAGAGCGGAGAGAGCCAGGAGGGCGAAACATCATGACTAAAAGAACAGAGCCGAATAAGGCAATAGGACGAAGGACGACAGCAAAGATAAAAGTTTGTGATTACAATATTCTTACTAGAGGACAAGAGGTTTTACCCTATGAGGAGTATGAATTAATTAAGAACGCTGTAAAGCAGTATTATCATTTTTCATCACCTGAATTTTGGATGTGGAAAATGCTACAGTTTGGCTATGTGTATGGAAAGCGTGCGGAACGTGCAAGAAGGAGAAAACATAATGAGCAGAGAGAAAGTGAAAGAATCAATAGACAGGATTCTGACAGACGCAACTGACGAAGAACTGGCAGATATAAGAGTCTTCGCATTAGTATATTGTCAAGGTAGGAGATGCCGAGACGAGAAAAGTGATTTTGATAGTATGAAAGTATAACGATAGTTCTCGTCCTTCCGGGAAAGGTATTGGCGGACTGGAGCCGGACGGCGGGAATTAATGGACACGATAACGCGCGCGAGGTGCGACATCGCACAAAACCACAAATACAGGGTGCACCCTATGAACAGAGTGGGCGGTGAGAAGTTGTAAGACTGCTGCCCTTCTCGGAAAGGTGCGCCAACACCGGAACGGGACGGCGGAACATAAGAACTACAGAAAACTACAGTTAAAAAGTAAATGAGATTGAAAGTGTTTTACTTAAAAAAGAAGAGAGGTATTATTCAACTGCTGCCCTTCCTAACTAAGATACTACCAATATCTGAAGCAGGACGGCGGACAGATTAACGAATCATCATTTTGGTGAATTGTCAAGAATCATCAATTTGATGATGGTCAAGAATTAACAAGCGTTTAATAAAATTTTCCAGTTATGACACCTCGACATTGATGTCGAACCCTATCAGTAAATGCAAATTTTCAAAACCGACGAATAGCGAAAACGTTGCGTTTCCAAAACGACGAATATACTAAAAATAGCGTAGTTACTGCATGGAACGAATAGCGAGCGTTCGGGTAGGTAATAGCGAACGTTCGCATAACAAAAACGCAAGAAGTGTACGATTAACGAGACGGATTCTTGACGGACTATCAAAATAAAAAACGAAACGAATATAAAAAAGTGTGCACACAAAAACGAAACGAATATAGAAAACGTTGCTTTTCAAAAACAAACGAATACCAAAAATGTTGCAGAATGAAAGAAGGTGATATAACAAAGCCCCACAGCGCGGCAACGCTACGGGGCCAAACAGAAATAACCCAATACACACGATAAAGGGTCAACATGATTATAACTGTCATGTTGGCCTATTGCAATACGTGAACTTATGTTCAGAAAGGAGCGGGCATGGCAGTAGATAAGAGAGGTAGAAAGTTACCAAAGGGAATCAGACAGCGCAGTGAAGGCTTTGAGGGGCGTTTTATGTATCAAGGAAAGAGTTACCTTGTACACGGAAAAACTATCACAGAGACACAAAAACTCATTACAGAGCTTAAATACAAGTTGGAGCATGGAATTTATGTAACAAAAGAGAAAATCACCCTAGATGAATGGTTTACAACATGGCTAGAGGAATATAAGAAGAACCGGGTGAAGCTCGGTACATATACAAATTATGAGAAATATTATAAGAGCATCATTAAGAATTGGCTAGGCAGCAGACAGCTTTCAGAGATTCGAGGGGAACATATCCAGAAGTTATACAATGAGCTAGTGAAAGAAGGATATGCACTTTCAAGTATTAAAATTGTATCGGCTGTTTTAAACGGATGCCTCCAGCAGGCAATGAGAAATGGATTGATAGAGAGAAATCCGGTTAGATTGGCAGAATTGCCACGCCAGACAGGGAAAAAGAAAGAACGAATAGCCATGACGAAAGAACAGCAAGAGCTATTTATGGAATATGCAAAAGAGAGTTACTTATATCATTTCTTTGCGGTGATGCTTCGAACCGGAATGAGAAGAGGTGAGATGCAAGGGCTTAAATATTCCGATATCGACAAGAAACAAGGTGTGATCCATGTATGCAGGACGTTGAAATATATAGAGTTTCAAGGATATATCGAAGATACGCCAAAAACAAGAACATCGGTAAGAGATATTCCGTTGACTGCTGCAATACTGGAGCATATAGAGACACAGCGGAATTATTGGGGATTTAAAGTTGTGAAGATGAATCAATATTTATTTTGCAATGAAAAGGGGGAACCATTAAGCCGGGAGCGTATACAAGCAGAAATTGACCGGACAATAAAACGGATCCGGGCAGCAGGCTACGATTTTCCAAGAATTACAAGTCATGTGTTCCGGCACACATTTGCGACAAGGGCAATCGAAGCAGGTATGCAACCGCAAGTTCTCAAGACGATTCTCGGCCATAGTTCTCTTGCTATGACGATGGATTTATACAGCCATGTATTACCAGATACAAAAGCAGAGGAAATGGAAAAGATAGCAAGTGCATTTTAGAGGAGATGAAAACGCTCCTCTTTTTCTGTCCAAATTTTGTCCAAAATCTGTCCAAAATTGCATGAAAGAAGATAAACGCAGATAAAAAGAAAAACCCCGAAAACACGCAGTTTTCAAGGCTAAAAGGTACAAGATAAAGCTCTATAAATTAATTGTTTTCGAAGTTTTGTTTTACGTGTGGAAGGTCACGAACACACGATTCATTTTACGCCGGAAATCGGCGAAACCCTTGTAAGACCTTGTTTTTTCGGGTTTTGTAACGGGTGATAGTATAGCATGAAAAGACAAGAAAAGCAAGAAAAGTATCAAAAAAGTACCAAATGGGAAAATGATATACATTGTTAGTAAATGTTGAGGTTCGGAAAATCAAGGTTTGCTCAAAAGGGGGACGAAGTGAAAGCGGATATGTGGATTGTAATATATGATAAAGTGAAGTATTATAAAAATAGGTATAGCGGTTGATGAAATGGGGAGATGGGAGAGAATATGTTTTACACAATTAGAATTGGTGGAAAAAAATCAACTGCAATAACGATTACAAGAACTTAAAGAAGAGCATAGAAAATATGGTTCAAAAAGATAAGGATTTTCTTGATAATGCTAAAATGGAATGTAAGAGGATTATTGCCGGGGAAATTTATGAATTTAATTCTAATATGGCAAGTTTATTGCTATCTTTTTCTGCCTTTTATTTATCAATATATAAAACCGATAAGCTCTCAATGTCGCTGCTAACTTTAATATTGTTTGTAGCGGGGCTTAGCGCTATAGTGGTTTTGGGAATTAATTTGAATATGAAAAAACAAAATGCAGGGAAAATATTGTTTATAATAGACAAAATAGAAATAAAGTTAAGATACTAA